ACCGCCTAGAGACATATTATTCCCCTTGTATCCATTTAATTGCATCATCATGTGACGTAAAGTATCGCCACATATCCGTACTAACATCTCTCATTGCTTCTTTTCCTCGAAGCAATAAGACTATCATTGGTGCTATTTGTAATGAAATAATACGCAATGTGAGCGCATAGGCTCTGTCATTTGTATTACCATTTTCAAGTTCTACAGAGTCTTGCCAAGCATTTATACTCTGGATGACTAATGGCATTAAAAACGCCTTATTAGCATTAAAGAACTCATTTGTAGGTAGCGTCACCAAAGCGTTCCAAAAGACAGCATCTATCTCTTTGCGACTAGACTCTTTATCTTTATCTACTAAGTCATCCCATAACTCAGCAATACTTGATAAAGCTACCAAAAAGTCTACGGCACTTTGGTTGCCACCAAACCATTCTAACAGTTTGGCATTTCTTAATTCTCGCCAATCGGCAGTATCATGCTCAATCATAATATATTTAACGCATACTGCCTAATTTACCATCAAATCTAATCGTCCCAAGTCGCCAATCAGATAACGTATTTCCTTCAATCTTTACAGCTACCTGTCTTCCAGTAATCCGCATAGAAGTGGGATTAGCCATCGTATATGGCCCGTAGTTATAAACTGTACCAGTTGGGTAGAACTTGGTGCTAAATCTAGCCTTAACATCACCCAATGTCTTTTCGTCAGGAATTAAGCCATTTATGGTTAAAACCCTGTCTCCAGTACCTAATTCAACTGGTCCTGATTCAGCAAAAATAGTCTGAGAATCATAGTTATAGCCAACCTCATGCTCATAGATGTATCCATCTGCTGAAACCATCAATGGGTTGCTGAAAATACCCCTATCTGTACCGCAAGTACGAGCCAAAGTACCCAAAGCCCAATGATTTTCTCTGTAGTTATAACTTACATAAGAATCAACCTCATTACTAGCAGCACTAGGATAAAACCACCATATTTCTCCATATGAAGATATATGAACTGCATATACTTTTGATTGTTGAGTTGTATTTAGATTAGCAAATACGTAATCTCCAACTTCTGATTGCAAAGGTTTTACAAAGCCATCATAAATCCAGAAGCCTGACTGAGACATCCAAATGCATGAATTATCAGTAGCCGCTACTGCTTGCTTTGAAATGACACCACAAGAGGATGCAATGCGCTCAAAACTGTAAACGTATGGCGGGCCAATATAAGTTGCAATATGTACGTCAACATCTGTAAACAGAATGGTACTACCACGAATACGCTTGGCACACATTAAAGAGCCAATAGTAGTTAGTTCAAAGTCTCCAGCTTGATTGGTAGCAGCCGCAGTCCAAGTAGTATTGTTCTCTTGGTCACACCATTGAACTTTACGAGGATTACCACCTGCTCCAAGTGCAAATAAGAATCGTTCTTGAGTAACAATCAAACCAGTACAACTTGTTGGTGCATTGGTAATAGCAGCCGCATCATTGGCAACATTTAATTGCCATTCAAGAAGCCTTCCATCTTTTGATGAGCAAGCAACCAGATACTCTCCCCATGTATCAAGACTCCATGTTGTGGCAGGATAATAACTACCAACATCAGGTCTAGGCACACCATAGGCGTAACTACCATAAGTGCTATTGCCGTAGCCAATCTTTAAAGCCGCACTTGCATCACCAGTAGCCAAGTCTGATGGCGTAATGTCTGTTAACGTATTTGTTTCGCTTAGAAAGTACAGTTTGGATTGCGCACCAATTGCAATACGTCTTGCATTGGAATTATCACGCCAGTTAATCAAACCACGACATAATCCAGTTAATTGCGTTTCTGTACGCTTACGCCATCCACCCACAGGACGAATTGTTCCCTCAAACCAACGAACAAGGTTTGAAAAATTCCAACGTCCTTTAGATTGGTAATCTGTACCATTCTTATATACGCCTGGGGGAATCTGAAGAGGTATGTAGGCCATGATATAGATCTTTATACAGATAAGTTAGATACAAAACTCATTGTAACAATTGCTGAAGGAACTGCAGGTCTTGTTGGGCTTGTAGATGTTGTGTAATGCTCAATAGAAACACCAATATCTGATGGCCTCCACATTATCTCAATATAGTCAAGAGTATTCAAGCTTACAAAAAAGTTCATTGCCGAAACTATATGACTTGGATCGCCTGAAGATTTCCTTGGTGGCATACCAAATTTACTATTTGAATTGTCTATGTTTGTACCATTTTTTCTAAACCAAACATCTACATCTTGTGTGTCATTTGTAGTGTTTTTAAATTGAATAGAAAATTGACAATTCCAAATGCCTGTTTCAGCAACATTTATTCGTGAATCATTAGAGATTGTCACGCCATTTGAAAAGTCTGTAGTGTTAAAAGTTACAGCATACGCAGTAGTTGTATTAGCGGCAGTCTGATCTGTACTGTCTTGAAAAGCACCATATGGGTTATTTAAATACTTTCCACCACGTATGCCAAATGCTGAATTTATGGCATTTACAAGTTTGATAAAAAATGTATTTAAAAACCCATTGTTTTGGTTTTGCAATGAAGATGAATATACATCCCCAGAAGAACCAAGCTGTGGTATCGGAGGTGTTTGTAATTGTTGACCTAAATTAGCCATTTATACATCGCTAGTATTGGTGGATGGGAAAGATCTTCCTGGTCCCCAAATAATCCTTACCGCACCATTAGTTCCAGTATATGCTGCGGTACTTCCACCTTCAGCACCTGGACCACCTCCATATAAGCCTCCATTAGTGTCTCCACCAGTACCACTTGGGTATGTTCCATTAGCGCCACCAGAACCTCCAGTACCGCTACCTGATTCGGTTGGGTCATATCTAGCGCCACCAGTACCACTAGAACCTTGGCCTAAAATTCCTACACCACCACCAGCGCCACCTTTTCCATTGGCGTTATCACTTGACCCACCACCGCCAGCGCCACCGCCAGACCCGTTAGATCCAGCAGATGCCGCACCGCCATTACCGCCATTGCCTGAGTAGCCTCCAGCGCCACCGCCACCGCCACCAGCATTTTGGAAAATATTTCCATTTCCACCATTGCCACCATTACCACCACCATCACCAACATAAGTACCACCAGTACCACCAGTACGTTGATTGTTGGAAGCTGTTCCACCTCCACCTTTTACAGTTGATGTGTTTACAAAGTATGAATCACCGCCAGATCCACCAGGAGTTGATGTTCCTGAATATGATGTGCCACCAGCGCCTACAACAACTGTGTAAGAAGATCCTGGCGTAACAAGGATATTATTTTTATATCCTAATCCACCACCAGCACCTGCTCCTCCACCAGAGCCAGCACCAGAAGCAGAAGATCCTCCAATGGCAACAACAGAAACTGAATAAACGCCAGCAGGAGCTGTCCATGAGTAAGTTCCAGCAGTTGTATATGCTTGTTGACCAGATACGCCACCACTAATCCCTGCACCAAAGGATCTTGATGTTGCTGAAGCAATGGTATTTAATAAAGGCATGATATTTAAGCGTATACGGCTTTAGAGGCAAATACTGTGAAAGTTGCAGATGCAGTTTTTACAATCGTATAAGTGTAGGCATCAATAGAATTGGGTGAACCAGAAGATGGAGCCGCCCCGCCTAGCCACTTTGTTGTTACACCAGTAGTAGTTCCATCAACTTGAACAGAATAGTTGTAATATGCCGTACTACCATTTGTTACCAAGTGGACAACAGTAAGTGATTCTCCAGTTGTCATCAATGTTTCCAAAGTAACTGGGGTACTTGCACCTGTTAAGTTAACTATATAGTTAGCAGACGCATTGCTTGTATAGTACAAGACAGACTGAGTAGTTGCATAGTAAGCAATTGTTCCAGTAGCAGCAGTTGCAGAAACTGTTACTTTTTCTAATGCATTTACAAACTTAGTTCCTACGGCAGTAGTGGAGCCTGTAAATGTTTGCTTTCCAGTATACGTATTGTCAACCGCAGTACCTGGAACAGCTAACGCAGTCCTTGCATTGGCAGCAGTAGCACTTCCAGTACCGCCCTTAGATACTTTAAGTACAGGACCACTATCAAATAGTGCATCTATTGTGTCTAGATCAGTATTTATCTTTGTACCCCATGAATCTGTACTTGCACCAACTTCTGGTTTAGTCAGGGATAGGTTTGTCGTTGTTGTATCAGCCATAATTACCTCAATTTGTTGTTACTGTCCAAGATTCAGATTGATCGCTTATATCAGTCCAAGACTCTGATTGATCTGAAATTGTTGACCATGTTTCTGCTATCAATTCATTGTCTTGCCATTTTAATTGCGCTGAAATGGTAACAATTGAACTACCAAATATAAAAGCACTAGCATTTGTTGTTAAAGCAAGCAAACACTCAATTGTTGAGCTAGAAGATATGTTTGCAGAAGCTAATGTTACTATTAATATAGAAGCTTGAATACTGCTGATTGACAGAATATCTGCTTGAGCAGATTTAATAACTATTGCAGAAGCCGTTATTGAAGATTCACTAGTTGGAGATGCACTTACAACAACAGTAGCATTTGCATTTGCAGTTATAGATGATGTACTGATTACATCTGCAACAACGTCAAATATTCCACCACCAACAAGTGTGGAAAAAGGAGACTCCGCAAATGCACTTATTCCAAACATTATTTCAAGTGTCCATTACCAGATAACCATGCAAAAAGAGCAACTGTTCCAAGTCCAACAATCCAGAAAAACTTTTTAACAATACTTTGCCCAATAGAAATATAAACATTTTCTATTACTTTTTCTGTGACTTTTTCAACTAGTTGTTCTAGCTGTTCGTCAGTAAGTGTTATTTTGTTTTCCATGATGTTTACTTATATTAATGTCGTTTCAACCCAAACTAATTGCTCTTCATTCCATAAATAGAGTTTGCCATCAGTAGGAATTGGTGTTGGCGCTGACCATAAATAAGTTTCAGAATCCATTGACCAACTTGGGAATGGTTGCGGGCGGGAAAATCCTATGCCATCCCATGTGAAACCAATTCCAGCATAATTTTTATGTAAAGGCCGACCCTCTGGATGCTGATTCCCATAGGTGTTGTAGGAAGTTTGAATCCATCCAGAACCAAACAGTCCAGAATCAATAACGTCTTGTTCCGCAACAATTACTTCAGTAACTATGCCGTTTTCAACTTTTGCAAAATGACTCATGTTGTGCCTCAGAAAGTAATTGAACCTGAGGAGGTCCATGTGTAAGTTCTGAAGCCACCAGAAACAACCACAGTTGGCGAACCTGTTGTAGACGCCGCTTCTGCATAAGTATCTGTATAACGAACAATCACAATACCAGAGCCACCACCGCCACCCATGACATTACCATTATTAAAGTCGCCTCGGTATCCACCACCGCCACCACCTGTGTTAGCTGTTCCTGATTGTGCGGGTACATAAGTTGAATTGTTGCCGCCTGTAGCATTACCACCGCCGCCAGTTCCACCCGCACCGCCTGTGTCGCCTCCCGAGCCGCCACCGCCACCAGCGTATGTTGTCCCCAAACTATTCCAATTTAAACCAGCGCCACCAGAAGAGCCGTTTCTACTACCACTAACACCCGCTTGTCCAACCGCACCAGCACCGCCACCACCGCCAGCATCTTCTTGGTAGCCAACCCCACCAGCATTGCCTTCCCCTGATGGAGAAGCTGAACCACCTGCCGTAGCAGTTCCTCTACCAGTTGCACCCCCGCCAGAGCCGCCATCTGCACCAGTTCTTGTAGTATTGTACGCACCACCACCACCGCCACCAGTTGATGTTATGGTTCCACCAGACGTACTTGCAATAGATGAATTGTTTCCGTTTCCACCGCTTGTGTTGAAATAAGATGGGCTTGCACCCGCACCAATGGTTACAGTTATAGCTTGTCCAGCAGTTACACTATAACCAGTAGCTGTTCTGTATCCACCCGCACCACCACCGCCACCAACAAGACCGCCTCCAGCTCCACCACCAGCAACAACTAAATATTCAACTGTAGTTGGCGCAGATGGAGCAAAACTTCTTTGATTTTGAAAAATAGCTTGTAGTGCGCCACTCATGTCAATCCACTTCCTGAAATTAGCCAGTTCGTAGAGGTGATCTTGATTGCAGTTGCTGACCCGTATTGAGCCAAACTGCGTGAGCCTGTAGTGCCAGCAGAAGACAAATACATTGTGTCTGTCGTGATTGCAATCGTCACCACTTGGCTAGTCATGTTGATGAATGTGATTGCAGTACCAATTGGATATGCTACAGATGAATTTGCAGGGATCGTAAATGTTCTTGCATTAGCATCTGTAGATGGGTGGAATATATGTTTACCAGCATCAGCAAGAACTAATGTGTATGCCGCAGATTGGCTGTTTTGTGGGATATTTTTGTATCCAACTTCATTTGTCCCATCAACTGTGCAATTGCTTAATGTTCCGCTAGTAGGTGTTCCTAAAACTGGAGTAACCAAGGTTGGTGAAGTAGCAAATACATTAGCACCAGTTCCTGTTTCATCTGTCAATACTGCCGCAAAATTAGCACTTGAAGGAGTAGCTAAAAATGTAGCAACATTAGTTCCTAATCCAGAGACTCCAGTAGAAATTGGAAGTCCTGTAGCATTGGTTAGAGTTGCAGATGTTGGAGTACCTAGTATAGGGGTCACCAAAGTAGGTGAGGTTGACAAGACAGTATTGCCAGAACCTGTGGAAGTTGTAACTCCTGTTCCACCATTAGCTACTGGTAAAGTTCCAGTTACACCTGTGCTTAAAGGAAGACCAGTTAAGTTAGTAGCAACACCACTAGTTGGAGTGCCTAATATTGGAGTAACAAATGTTGGACTTGTAGCCAATGCAACAACAGTCCCACTACCAGTTGTTGTGTAACTTGTTCCCCATGCAGATCCAGTTGAATTGGCTATTCCAGCGCCAGGATAATTAAAAGCAACAGAGGCAGGTGAGGTTACAAATACATCTTTGGTTCCTGCTGATAAATCAACAGCAGTACCGCCATTTGATGAAGCAAGGATTGTTGTTCTAGCTAATGTAGTTCCAGAAGACGTATAGGTTCCAATGCCAACTTCCCATTGAGAACCACCACTAGAACTAATTGCATAGTATGTGGTATTGCCATTTCCAACGACTGAAAATGATTGGAAACCAGTAGCAGCGCCAGCAAGAGTAAGCGTACCCGTTCCTGTCGTTGTAGTAGTTTCCTTTACACGATCTGCAAGAACTAATGCCATGATTAACTCAATGTAATGTCAAGATCACCAGCAGGGATGCGTAATACATCACCAGTTGAAATTGTTTTGCTTGTTGTCAAATCAGCCCAAGCAAGCATATTTCCTGTTGTTAAGGCATCAAATACGGCAATTGCGACAATCGTACCCCAACTACCAGTAGCTGCATCAAACTCAACTGCCGCACTATGAGTCGCCAAAGTTCCTG